TAGCAACACTTTATAACCCAACAAACGGATCAGGTTATTATTTCACTAATGGTAGTTGGGGATGGAGACATCAAACTCCATATGGATATATTGAATTTGGTCCTGCTAATGGTTCTTACGCCCACATTTATACAAATATGGGTAACTTCTACTTTAACGTAGATACATTATATGCTAATGGTAACATAATGTTAACAGCCGCTAACTATAATTCTTACTCTCCAACATTAATAGGAGGTAATGCTTCTGGTACATGGGGAATTAGTATTACCGGCAAATCAGAAACTGTAACTATAAACTATAATAATGACTCTAACTCTACATATCAAATGTTATGGGGATCAGGCAATAGTGTTTATGGTACAGCCGGTGTATATGTTAATCCTTACACTGACTATGTAACAGCAACTTCATTCAACGCAAGTGATTGGTTTAGAAGTTCTGGAACTACAGGATGGTATAATGGTACTTATGCTGTTGGTATATATGCTACTGATGGTACATGGGTAAGAACTTATAACAACGCTCAATTCTATTCTTCTACAATTATACAAGCGGGTGCTAGTGTACGTGGACCTATATTTTATGATTCAGATGATACAGGATATTATTTAAATCCCGCTAGTACTTCTAATTTAAGTGCTTTACAAGTAGCTGGACAAGCTGTTATAGGTGGTAACTTTAGTACTCAAGCATATAGTGCTGTAGGTTCTACTAGATTAATGTTTGGTGGTGGTGATAGTGATGCTCAATCTAACTACTACATTGGTACCAACCTGAACAACTATGGTGGTAACTATACTAAACTAGATCTTAGATGGCATACTGGTATTAGAATGGGTGCTCAACCTGGATATGGTGGTATTCGTATCTTTAATAATGAAGATTTAGATAGTAGAATTGCATCATTTGGTGAAACTGATGCACATGTAAGAGTAGATAATATACTTTTTGTATTTGGCTCAGCGCGTTCTCCTATATTCTATGATTATGACGATACTGGATATTATATAAACCCAGCTGGAACAGCTCGTTTATCTTATGTTGCTGCAAATGCTGGTATTAGAATTGATGGCAATGAAGATTTATACTTAGACTATAACTACGGATGTTCTATAGTGGGTGTTTATTCATCATATAGATATCAGGGTGTATTCTCAATGGGTAATGCCTATAAATTAGCTAGAGATGGTACTTCTACTGGTAACTTATATGGTTTAGCTTGGTCACATCCAAACGCTGGTGGAGTAGCAGGTAACCTTAATACACATGGTCTATTGGCTATGGAGAATGGTACTTGGTTAGCATCATTAACTGGAAGTACTCGTGCTAGAGATGATATGAGAGCACCTATTTTCTATGACAATAACGATACTGGATATTATATAGACCCAAATAGTGAATCTAATCTATATAGATTTACGTCAGCTACTATGACGAGAAATGCTATTAACTATCTTAGTATTAATTCTCCTTTCACTACTAGAGCAGCTCAATCAAGGCCATATCAAAATGGAACAATAGGATGGGGAAATGTTGATTTTAATACTGTATTTTCTAATTGGGGTTCTGGTTTTATTGATACTTGGAGTAGCCCTGCTAATGCTCCTGGTGGCTCATCTCACTATGTAGGATTACAAGGTGCACACTATAACCATGAAAACAGTACTAACGTATATGGTTTCCAAATGGCTTGTGCTGGTGAAGCGGACAATAGATTTTTCTGGAGAAGTGCATGGCCTAGCATTAGAGGGTGGGTGGAAATGATTCACTCAGGTAATATAGGTGGACAAACAGTAACTAACTCATCTCAGCTAGGTGGTTATAGTGGTTCCAATTTTCTTGGTAAAAACGGAAATTCTTATTATCAAGCAGATACTTGGATACAACTAAATGGAGGACACGGGTTATACTCCCCATCTTATTATAGCGCTCACCTTTATCCAAACACCTCATCCACATATACTCAATGGGCATTAAATGGAAGTAAAAATAGCTACGGTGGTTTCTATGATGTTTACAGTGCTGTAAATGGATTTATGTATGATAGTGGAGGTAATGGAGGTGTGTATAGAGAAGCTAATGGGCTATGGTATTTTTATTATCATATAGGCAACAACTGTATGGGTGTTGGTACTTCAACAACCTCTAGTTCATACAAGATGTATGTTAACGGAGCTATTTACTCTACAGGTAATATCTGCGCTTACTCAGATGTTCGTAAAAAAGAAAATATTGAAACTATAGATAACGCCTTAGATAAAGTAAATAAAATGAGAGGTGTTTACTATAATAGAACAGATGATGAAAATAAGAAAAAACAAACAGGGGTAATCGCTCAAGAAATAAATGAAATTTTACCTGAAGTTGTTAATTATGCTGCTGATGTAGATGAATACAGTGTAGCATATGGTAATATAGTTGGTGTATTGATTGAAGCAATCAAAGAACAACAATTACAAATTGATGAATTAAAGGCTTTATTAAATAAATAATTAAATGGCAACACCAAGTTCTGGACAAATATGTTGGTCTGATATTCAAGCAGAAATCGGAGGAGGTTACTGCATGTCAGACTTTAACACATCAACAGGTAGAGGATATTGTGCTGGTGATTATTATAATTACTCTCCAGTACATAATGTTACAATTAATTTTTATTATCCAAGTTATGTAGGTTGTTATAACTATTATTATTTCGCTGCTACTGCTTCTGAAACATTATCTACTTCTTTAGTTGTTACTATGTACTGGTATGGAGACTTGGGTGGTGCTTTTAACGGATCTGTAACAATTAATTCCGGAGCATCTTGTGGTAGTAATGGTTGGGTATATTCAGGAGGTACTTATTGTGGTGGTGAATACATTAGTTCTACTAACTACTATTTTACTCCAAATTCATACGGTTCTCAAAACTATGTAGGTGGATCTACTTATTATGATTTAGTTCCTTGTTAATAGAAAAAAAAACAAATTTGGTTGTTTCCTAAAAATACTATATATTTATATATATAAACATAAAAACAAAAAACAATGACTTTAATTATTATTTTATTAGCAGTAGCTGCTGTAGTAGCATTTGTTATTGCAAAGAAAGACAAAAAAACACAAATTAACGAAATTGAATTAGCTCCAGAATCAACTCCAGCTCCAACTGTGGTAGCTGAGATTGTTGCAAAGCATGAAGAAGCTAAAGTAAAAAAAGCAGCAGAGAAAAAACCAACTGCTAAAAAACCAGTAAAAAAAACTAAATAAAATATATGGAAAAAGTTACATTAAAATTACATGAGTTCTACTCATTAGCAGCTGAACTTAATGGTGTTGTGAATAACCAAACCGGTGAAGTATTTTCAAAAGGTTTGTTAGCAGAAAAAATCAAGTTATCAACTAAGTATTGGTTAACTGAATTAACTAAAAAAGTAACTGCTGAAAAAGAAGCAGTAGAAAAACTTAAAGAAGATTTAATTAAGAAATACGGTACTGAAGATGAAAATAGTAATGTATCAATTCCAATGTATATTAATATTGTCACTGATGAAAGTGGTGAAGTAACTAGCAGAGATATCAATCCTCAGTTTGTAGAATTCCAAAATGAGTTTAACGCTCTTTTACAAGAAGAAAAAGAAATTGAATATAAAGAATTTAAACTTTCTGATTTTGACAATGTTGAATCAGATGGAGTTTATACAACATTCTTTAAACTTGTAAATCCTGAATAATGAGTGAAGTTAAAAAATTAACTGAAGCTGAATTATCAGCTGTTAAAGCTATCAAAGCAGAATACAATGAACTTGTAATAGCGTTTGGTGAAGTAGAAGTACAGAAACTACGTTTAGTTGAAGTTCAAAAAGATTTAGCAAATCGCGAAGGTGATTTAGCTAAACAATTACAAGACAAATATGGTCAGGGATCAATCAATATTGAAACTGGCGAGATTAACTAATATTTATTGTTAGGTGTTAGGAGTTAATATAGAAGTTCCCCGTCAGCAATGACGGGGTTTCTTCGTTTTATATGTTACTTCATATATTTATCATTAGACAAAATCTATTTAAAACATGGCGCAAGAAACATTAATTTCTCCAGGTGTTCTCACAAGAGAGAACGACTTATCACAAATAACACAATTGCCTCCAACTGTTGGTTTAGCCTTAGTTGGTCCAACTGTTAAAGGTAAACCATACATTCCAACTGTAGTTACTTCATATAGTGACTATAAGAACAGATTTGGTGGTTCATTCATTAGCGGTGGTGCAAATTATGAGTTTTTAACTTCAATTACAGCTTACAACTACTTTAACCAAGGTGGTGCTAGTATTTTAGTAACAAGAGTTACTAGCGGTTCTTATACAGCTGCTACTTCTTCTCTAATTGCATGTTCTGGTAGCACAATGGCTACAACATCTTCGTTTGTTTTAGAAACTATTAACGTTGGTGTAATGAACAACAATAGTGGTGCTATCTTATCAAACGGTGCTTTAACATCAGGAAGTATGGAAAACGTAAGATGGGAAGTATCAAATGTAAACTGCCTACAAGGTACATTTACAGTATTAGTTCGTCGTGGTGATGATAATACAAACAGTAAATCTGTTTTAGAAACTTACACTAACGTATCTTTAGATCCATTACAGCCAAACTATATTGCTGCTGTAATTGGTGATCAATCAAAAACTGTAGCTTACGATTCTGATATGGGTGGATATTATATCCAAATATCAGGTAGCTATCCAAACAATAGCCGCTACGTAAGAGTTAAAACAGTTATTGATACTCCAAATTACTTTACTAACGCAGGTACTGTAGCCGCAGATGCTGCAGGCTTAAGTTACTCAGCTTCTTTACCTGCTGCAGGTAGTGGAAGTGCAGGTGGTTCTTTTGGTACCGCTACAGGTAACGATATTCCTTATATAGGAAACGCATTATTCCAAAATAACTCATCTACATTACCTCAAGGTATTCCAGTTGCTAACTATGCTACTGCAAGTAATATCTTAAGTAACAAAGATGAATATGATTATGAAATATTAGCTACTCCAGGTTTACAACACGTGGATCACGCTACAGCTCAAAATAACTTTATTTCAAATGCTGAAAATAGAGGTGATCATTTCTATATTATGGATTTAACAGCATATAATGCTTCAATCGGTACTCCAGTAACTGAAGCTCAAGAAATGGATACTAACTATGCAGGTGCTTATTGGCCTTGGGTTCAAGTATCATCTCCAGAAACTGGAAGAAACGTATGGGTTCCTGCTTCAACAATTATGCCTTCAGTTTACGCTTTCAACGATAACGTAAGTGCTGAATGGTTTGCTCCAGCAGGCTTAAACCGTGGTGGTTTAGGTGGTGTTATTCAAGCAGAAAGAAAATTATCTCCAATCAATCGTGATAATTTATATGCTGGCAAAGTTAATCCAATCGCTACTTTCCCTAACGTAGGTGTTACAGCATTTGGTCAAAAGACATTACAACAAAAAGCTAGTGCTTTAGATCGTATCAATGTTCGCCGTTTATTAATCGCTTTAAAACGTTACATTGGTAATGTAGGTAAGACATTAATATTCGAACAAAATACAACTGTAACAAGAAATAGATTTTTATCTCAAGTTACTCCATACTTAGAATCAGTACAACAAAAACAAGGTTTGTATGCGTTTAAAGTAGTAATGGATGATACAAATAACACTCCAGACGTAATCGATAGAAATCAGTTAGTAGGTCAGATCTATTTACAACCAACAAGAACTGCTGAATTTATCTTATTAGATTTCAACGTAATGCCAACAGGTGTTGAATTTGGATCTTAATTAAAATAAACTAATGGAAAATAAAAAATTACAAGAGTTTGACAATGATGCAACAGCTGACGCAGCTGCTGCATCTGTTGAACCTTCATTAACTAAACTAGCTTCTGCTGTTAAAGATACAAAAGATTTCTCTAGAGTAATTGAAGCAATTTGTAAATGGTTAATAAATAAAAAAGGTTCTCAATTATCTGGTCTTGATAATAACCCTAATTACAAAATGATTATGAGTTATTTAAATAAAATGCAATCAGATGTTGAAGATATCAAAAAACAATCTCAACAACCAGTTGCACAGAAATAACATTTAATAATATTTATATTAAACACACAATAAAATGGCAGTATTAGATCCTACAGAAATAATGTTCACCGCGTTTGAACCTAAAGTTCAGAATCGCTTTTTAATGTATATCGATGGTGTTCCATCTTACTTAATTAAGAAAGCATCTTCTCCATCATTCAACGCTGGTGAAATCATATTAGATCATATTAACGTATATCGTAAAGTTAAAGGTAAAGTTCGTTGGAACGATATGACCTTAGAATTATACGATCCAGTAACTCCAAGCGGCGCTCAATCAGTAATGGAATGGGCTCGTTTAGCACACGAATCAGTAACCGGTAGAGATGGTTATAGCGATTTCTATAAAAAAGATTTACGCTTAGATATCTTAGGTCCAGTTGGTGATGTAGTAGGTGAGTGGATTATCAAAGGTGCTTATGTAAAAGAAGCTAACTTTGGTGAAATGGATTGGTCAAACGAAGCTTACCTTTCTATTAGTATGACAGTAGCAATGGATTATTGTATCCTTAACTACTAATAGTACTTATATAATATTTAAAGAGTCGTCCATTTGGACGACTTTTTTTATCTTTGTATATTTATATATATAAAACAATAAAAACGTTATGGAACAAAAGTTCAAATACCCAACAGAACAAATCGAATTACCATCTAAAGGATTATTATATCCAGCTGAATCACCATTATCAAAAGGTGTTATTGAAATGAAGTATATGACCGCGAAAGAAGAAGATATTCTTTCAAATGTTAACTTTATTCGTCAAGGTATTGTAATTGACAAGTTATTACAATCAATGATTGTAACACCAGAAGTTGATTATAATATGTTATTGAATGGAGATAAAAATGCAATATTAATTGCTGCTCGTATTTTAGGCTATGGTAAAGATTATGAATTTATGTATACTGATCCTGAAACAGGAATAACTGAAAAAGCTACTATCGATTTAACAACAATTGAACCATTACCTATTGATGAAAATGTAATCACTCCAGGTAAAAATGAATTTTCATTTACATTACCTTTATCTAAAGTAGCTATAACATTTAAGTTATTAACTCATGGTGATGAAAATAAGATTGATAAGGAAATAGAAGGTTTAAGAAAATTAAATCCACAACATGTTCCATCAGTGACTACTCGTTTAAAATATATGGTACAATCCATTAATGGAGATAGAGATCAAGCTACTATTAGAGAATTTGTAGATAATATGTTAGCTAAAGATGTTAGAGCACTACGTGAATACGTAAACAAAACAACACCAGATCTTAATTTAAAAGTTAGTGCTGTTAAAGCCAACGGCGACGTAGTGGAGGGCGTTGACTTACCAATTAGTATTAACTTTTTTTGGCCTGACTCCAACTTATAAAAACATACTGTTAGAAGAAATACACACATTGTGTTATTTTGGACAAGGTGGTTTTACACATGATGACGTGTATAATATGCCTATTAGATATAGACATTATCATCTTAAAAAGATTAATGAATATATGGAAATGCAAGAAGAAGCACGTACTAACTCATCATCTCCTGCTAAAACAGGCAAAAAAGATAAACGCGAACAAATACCAATACCAGATTTTGCAACTAAAATAAAAGCGCCCAAGAAATAGGGCGCTTTCATATTTATACCCGATATAAACTGCAAATATACAAATGGCCACTCCAGAAGAAGTACAATTACAGGACCAATTAAATGATGAGTTAAAGATTACTAATAATACTCTTACCTCAATCGCTAATAATTTAGCTGAACAGTTTAAATTACAGCAAAAAATTGGTAAAGAAGTTGAACAAACAGCTAATGATTACTATAAAGATCTAGCTAAAACACTTAAAGCATCTGCTAAAGATGTTTTTACAATCGCTGAAAATCAAGAAGCACTAAATCGTGGTGCTTTAAGATCAAATACTATTCAAGGTCAAATTACTAAAGCATTAAGAGATCAAAATAAAGCTTTAGCTACATTTGAATTATTAGAAGCAGAAATTGGATCATTAACCGCAGAAGAAGCTAAATGGAGACAAGATTCATTAGCCGCTTCTGAAGCTCAATTGGCTACATTAACTGCTCAATTAGCTAGAGCTCAACAAATAGAAAAAGTTGCTGGTTTAACAGGTAAAATATTTGAAGGTATTTCTAAAATTCCTTTACTAGGACATCTAGTTGACACTGAAAAAATATTAGAAAATGTTTATGATACAGCTGCTAAAACAGGAAGTAAATGGGCAGCCTTCGGTTCAGGATTATCTACTACATTTAGCCAGATAGGAAAGAAAATGACGGACCCTGTAATTTTATTTACAGCCCAAATAGCCTTATTTAAAAAATTATTTAGTTTAGCTAACGAACTAAATCAGTCCTTCACGGACATGCGTCGACAATTAGCTCTTAGTGAAGAAGCAGTTGACGGACTATATAATAGATCAGCTGATTATGCTGCTTCAGCTCATGATAGCTTTGTTTCTACATCAATGTTATTTAAGTCTCAGTTAGATTTAAATAAAGCTTTAGGTTCACAAGTTGATTTAGGAGAAAAAAATGCTGAAGCATATGGTAGATTAACTCATTTTTATGGATTAAGTGCTGACGCAGCTAGTAAATTAGTTGAATTAGGAGTTGATCAGAAACAAAATGGTATTGATGTATTAAATAATACTATTAAAGCCGCTGTTCAAACAAAAGCTCAAGTTGGTGGCTCTATATCATATCAAAAAGTATTAGAAAAAGTAAGTAATACTAGTGCTGGTTTATTAACTAACTTTAAAGGTAATGTTGGTGAATTAACTAAAGCAATTGTTCAAGCAGATAGATTAGGTTTAACTTTAGAACAAGTAAACCAAGTAGGAGAATCATTACTTAACTTTGAATCATCAATTGAATCAGAACTTAAGGCAGAATTACTATTAGGTAAATCTATTAATTTAGAAAAAGCTAGAGCAGCTGCTTTATCAGGTGATACAGCTACTTTAACTAAAGAAATAGCTAATCAGGTAGGTAACATTCATCAATTTGAAAAATTAAATGTTATCCAAAGAAAAGCATATGCTGAAGTATTCGGAATGAATATTGAGCAGATGGCTACTATGCTTCGTAAAAGAGAATTTGAAAATCAATTAGGAGAAGTAGCTAAAAAATCAGCTCAAGAACAATTAGCATATGCTGATGCTAATGGTATAAAAGTAGAAGAATCTCTTAGACAACAACTTGAAGCAAAATCATTAGCTGATGAACAACATGAGTTCTTCAGAAAAATGAATGATATAATAGCTAGAATAACAAAAGGACCAATGAGTACTTTTATTCATATGCTAGAAAACGCTTTAGGTTTCGCAATGAAAATAATTGATAGTTTAAATGGTCTCACAGGTGGAGGTTTAGGTAATGCTTTAGGAGCTGCTATTATTGGAGCTCCATTATTAATAGGAGGAGCTAGATTATTAACTAGTGGAATTAAATCTATGTTACTTGGGCCTAGAGGCTCATCACCAATGAATCCAATGTTTGTTACTGAGGCAGGAGGTTTAGGAGGAAGTGGAGGTGGTGGTATGATGGATATGCTTAAACCAGGGGGATTTAAAAAAGGTTTAGTGAAAAATTTTGGCGCTAAAGGTGCTAGAAATTTATTAAGAGGAGGATTCGCAGCAGGAGGTATAGGTTTAGGAGTTGATTTATTATCTAGCGGTATAGCATCAAATATGGAAGAAGGCTCAACAGAAAGAAATATTACTGAAGGTGTAGGAACAACAGCTGCTTATGCAGGTACAGGAGCAATGATTGGTAGTATTATACCAGGTGTTGGTACTGTTATTGGAGGTATTGTTGGTGGTGCTCTTGGAGCTATTAAAAGTTACTTTGACGCTGAAAATGAAGCACGTGAAAGAGAAAAACGTGAAAAAGAAGAAGCTAAAGCATCTCAAGCTAGAATAGACAAACTAGTACAATCAGTAAATGATATATCTCAACGTCCATTAGTATTTAACGCAGGTACTGATACTATTGGTAGATTACAAACAGCACAACGTCAATACGGTGCTCCTAGTTTCGCAGGATAACATATTTATATTAAACATTATATACCATGGCATTATTTGACAAATTAAAAACAGGCTTATATAGCTTAAAAGGACAAACAGGTCCCGCATTTGAAAATGAAGGACAACGTTCTTCATCTAATATTCAAGCTTTAAGTAAAAATAACGTATTGATTTCTTCTCAAGATTTAATATCTGGAAGAACTACAGGTAATACTAAAATTGCTCCATCTAAATTAGATTTAAATGGTAAAACACCTGTTCAATATACACAAATATTAGGTTCAACTAATAGTAGCAAAACAACATTCTCATCTAACTCAGGATTTACATTAGATAAAAGATTAGCGTTTAGTTCATTAGGACTAAATGGCAACCCAGGAGCTACATTTGAAAGTGTATCTCAACAATCAACTTCAGATATACAAGCATTAGCTAAAAATAACTTATTACAAAAATCACAAGACTTATTAACTGGTAGAAAATATGGTAAAGGAAGATTTACAGTATTTGTACCGGCCTCTACATTAGATAATAATGGAATGCCTGTTGGTAGCATTTATAAAGATAAAGGACCTAAAGAAGGTAGATACTAAATAAGTAAATAATGCCGTTTATAACATTAAATAATGATTTTTCTAAATTAGCATCCTACTACAATGCTGCCTCTAGTAATGGCTCATTCGGTAATGTTAATAATGTCACTTATACTCAAAAACCTCAAATTCCAAAAGAATCAAATCAGTATAATACATCAGATAGTGGTCTTATTCGTGGTGGTTTTATAAATACAGCATTATCAATCAAAAATGATTTTAATAATTTTACAAATTATTTTTATAAAACAGAAAAAGGAACTACTTTTGTTCTTAGGCAAATAGGATTACAATTATCAAATCCATTATTAGAACAATTAGTTACAATAAAAAGAGGAAAAGAAACATGGTTTCTAGATGAAAATAACCAATACACAGGTAAAGCAACATCTCCAGACACTAAGAAATCAAACCCAATAGGGTCTACTAGAATATATAATGGAGGAATAAACACATTAGCTTCTATTAGTGGTACTGCTTTAGGATTTCATTTTCCCAATTTTGGTTCTTCTCCATTTAGTGGTTATGATTATGCTAAAATAGCTAAAACTAATAATAATAATAGTAAAGATGACGCGGGTAACATAAGCCCATCATCTCCCACTTTAAAACCTCTTCCTGCTAATTCAATTAGTACACTTAATGAAGTAGTAGTAACTTCTTTTAAAAAAGGTAAAAATCTCCCATCTCCATTAACTATTAGACCTAATAGATTAATTAGTTATTTAGGTAAACTAACAGAAAATGGAAATAGTGCCAATCCAGTAATACTTCAATCATATTTTGGAGGTTCAGAAAGTGTTTATGGTATAGGTAGAACAACAATTAAAACTACTGGAGATAGTGTAACTAACAAATCAGGAAGAGATGGATTAACTTATAGAGACATAAATGAGATAGGAAATATACTAAAACCTACTACAGGTGATAATTCTCATATAGGATATTATTATGGAGCATCCGAAACAGAAACAACAACAATAAATGAACAAACCCAACAAGCGGAAAAATCAACTATAATAAACAAAACTAAAGCATTTATTCCTTTAGAATATACTTATGGAGTATCACACGCTGGAAAAAGAATTGGAGGAACACTTGAAAATTCTGTTGATTCTATAAATGCTATTAATATTACTGATTCATCTACTTTTTACAGTAATATAACTAAAAAAGTTGCTGGTGTTGATAGTAATTTAAAAATTTATAATGATAAAGGTGAAATAAATCAAAATAGTATTTTTGGAAAAGATATTATTAAATTTAGAATTGAAGTTTTAAATAATAATCAAATAACTAAAGATAAGCAAATTAATACTGAAGTATATGCTTTTAGAGCTTATTTAAACGAGTTATCTGATGGTATTGATGCTAAATGGGATTCATATCGTTACATGGGTCGTGGTGAAGAATTTTATATATATAATGGATTTACAAGAGATATAAGTATTGGATTTACTGTATTTGCTCATTCTAAATCAGAAATGAGACCATTATATACAAAAATAAATAACTTAATGTCTTCATTCACCCCAGATTATTCAGCTGCTGGATTAATGAGAGGCAATGTGGGTTATCTAACAGTAGGAGATTATTTATATAGAGTACCAGGGGTATTTACCTCTATGAAGATAACTAATTTGTTAGAAACACATTGGGAAACAAATCTTGATGGAGACACATATGAATTGCCTAAACTTATGAATATTACTATGGCGTTTAAACCAATACATTCATTTGTACCAAGAAGAAACTACGCAGGAAAAGAAAAAGCAGCGTTCATCACACCAGATGTTGCTAATTATACTGATGCAGGAGCATCAACTTATGATAAGGAAAATAAAAAAATTGCAAATAAGTTTATGCCTACCATTGCACAAGAAGCACCTAAAGAAACTACCCAAACAACTTAAAAATCTATATCATAAATCTCCCAGAAAATAATATTTATTATTATGGGACGCTATGATAATAACATCGTATTAAACAACACCAGAGATATTCATGGTAAAATAGGTATTCGTTACCGTTCATCGACTCGATACCCGGATATACCATTATCTAACAGTGATGTATTTTTACTCACACTTCGCGGTGATAGATTAGATAATTTAGCTTATCAATTTTATGGTGATCCATCATTATGGTGGGTTATATCTGTAGCTAATCCTGATATACCGAATGATTCGTTATATCCAACTCTAGGATTTCAATTAAGAATACCTGGCGATTTAGAAAAAATCTTAAATGATTTTGCTGATTTAAATTCATAAATGTGTTATGTCAATATTTAAAGGAACTATCAATCCATCTGTAGCCTGGCAATTAAGTGCTCGCAAAAAAGTTATTCAACAAGAAAAACGAGACTCTTTATTTATGTCTTATACAACCGCTAAAAACGGATGGACTAGATTATCTTCTTTTGTTGACGCGGATATCCCACAAAGAAATAGCAAAGGAAAAGAGATAAAAGGAACATTTAGATATACTGGTGATCAATTAGCTCGTAAATATGTCTTAGAAGGTGGAACTTTATATGAAAAAAATAATAGTTCATTTTTAAGAGGAGGCGTTGGAAGAGATGGAGCTGCTTATGGAAGTGATCTAGATAAACTATTTAGTCAATATCAATCAGGTACAGCAACTTTTTCAGGCCAAAAAAATATTGATGTTCAAAACATATATTCTGATAGACCATTTGGTGTAAGACCAATGCCTGGTATTTCTTCAGTAGCTATTAATAATAAATCAGCATATGGTTCATTAAGAGAAGCCACAATAAAATATTATTGTTGGGATAAACACCAATTAGAAGAATTAGAATTACTCTATATGAGAGTAGGATATTCAGTTTTATTAGAATGGGGATGGAGTCAGTATTTAGATTATAATACTAGTAACTTACCTTCATCTAATTTAAATGATATTAATTTTGATAAATTAAATGTACCTATAGAATCTAAAACATTTCCTTCAACAGGTTTTATAGATGCTTTTCAAAAAACATATTCTTCTGCTGGTGGAGGAACTTTAAATGTATCTGATAGTGTTATATATCAAGTAATAGATAACAAAATAGAGAGTAATAGATGTAATTATGATGCTATGTTAGGAATTATTAAAAATTTCTCATGGCAGTTATTACCCAATGGAGGATATGAATGTACTACTATATTAATTTCAAGAGGTGAAGTCATATCATCATTACGTTTAACAAACAATGGTGACCCAAAAACAAATGATAATCTTTCAGCTAACGCTGCAAACAATGAACCTCCATTAACTAAGTTTGAAAAAATATTTTATAACTTACAAGCTTATATTAACAGCAAAGAAATTAAAGAAAATGTAGGGTCATTTTATGTACCCCCTCCAGGTCCACCTCCTCCACCTACTACTCCCCCTACCCCACCCCCTGCTCCAGTACCTGGGTTTAAATCAACCCAAGTAATAGAACAAACAGCAGCTATAGTAGCTAATAAATTAAAAGCTGCTTTAGCAGATAGTAAAAATCTAAATATATTTAGAGATAGTCAAAAGAAACAATACAAACCTGTTATTAGTAAAGATAATTTTATAACTGATGAAATAGGTGTAACAACATATATTAATGGCTCATCAACTGAAGGTACTGGTAATGAATATATATCATTAAATTTATTAATTTATATATTAAATATATTTTTTACTTTAAAAGATGAATCTGTTTCACAAAATGGTACAGGTTTAGATTATTTTGTAAGATTAGTTCTCCCACAAGGAACTCCTTGTTTAGCTAGTACTAATAGTGTATCTGTAGACCCAACTACTTGTTTAGTTAAAAACCCAAAAGCATTATTAATTACAGGTAATCCAACTAATACAACAGGATACACTCCTCATTTATATTATGCTGATGGAAGTAATGTTGATCCTGCTCATATTCAAGATTTTTTAATGTCTGATGGTAGAGGAGATATAGGTGCTATTTTAGTATCAATAGATAAATTAACTACTTTATATAAAGAATCTAATAGTGGATCTGATGGAGTTATTATGATTGAGTATATACAAACGTTATTAAATGATATATCTGCCGCTTTAGGTGGAATTAATGACTTTAAAATATTCATTGATAAAGATAGAGCATCAATTTTTGACGCCAAATACTTAGAAGATAATTCCGCGACAGCTGTTAATGGTAAATACAAATTAGACTTATTTGGTTTAAAGAGTATATGTCGTGATGTTAAAATTACAAGTCGTATATTTGAAGAACAATCTACAATGATTGCTATTGGCGCTCAAAACCAAGGTAATATAGGAGATATATACTCATCAACATACAACTATTTAAATAATGGATTAAAAGATAGATTACATAAAACTAAAGATCTTACTCAAGCTGATATTCAAGCACTAGCTGTTTCTCTATTTCCAGATTTAAGAACATTATATTCATACATCCAAAATAAATGTTTAGGAGATATAAACAATGATCCTACTCGTACTAAAAATTATGTTTTAGCAGTTAATCCAGAAGAAATACCAACAGCAAATTCAATATATAAAACTTTCCAATTAAGAATAGGTGGAGAAGATATTGACTATAAAGATTTAATTCCATTTGAATTAGAACTTACTTTAGATGGTATAGCAGGATTTATTCAAGGACAAATTTTTAGAATTGATAATACTATATTACCTAGAGATTATATTAATAAAAAAGTAGGCCTTATTATAACAGGTATTTCTCATAATTTACAAAATAATGATTGGACTACTACTTTAAAAACTCAAATTTGTTTATTAGATCAGGAATCATTAAAAGATAGTAATCCAAATAAAGGACTACAGAAAAAATTAACTGACCAATTAGCAGAATTAATAAAATTAGATAAAAAGAATAATATTCTTTGGTCTGCTTATGCTGATTATTTAACTTATTTAACTGTAGCTACATTTAAATTTGTCATGGGAGATAATCCGGCTATTGTAACAAAAGGAGATTATGTTATTACTACTAATGGTCAATTAGGTAAACTTCAAGCTGACTTACAAAATTTCAGTCAGGATGGTGCTATAAATATCTTCTTAGCGGGAGATCCAAATAATAGTCATAATACAAGACCAAAACACTATTATTTTAACACATACTATGAAAAAATTTGGTACCCAAATGCAATGTCTGCTTCAGCAATACCAGCTGATATAAAAAGTGAAATTCCAACTCCTGCTGAATACAATTCAGGAGGTAAAACATATAAATACAAATATATAGATAATAGTGGTAATATAGCTGATGGAACATTATATGTAGATTTAGATTTAATAGTAGTTAATGGAGGTTCAGGACCTGTTCCAGCAGAATTAATTGGTCGTCCAAACGCTAATTATGAAGATGTAATTAAACCTTGGGATCCAAATCCAAGTGGTACGTTCCCTATTGAAAACGTTCGTCCTAGTTTTTTAACTAGAAGAAATACTGGAAGATTTTTATTTAAAGACTTTGCTGGTGATGTTAGTAATGATTATGTAGGAATACCACTTACATATAGTGGAAATTATGTTAATTTTAAAATAATAAATCATCCTTATGTAAAATTTAATACCACTTCAAATTCATATTCTTTTGATACTGGAGCTATTTTAGGAAACGGTAATAAATTCTACGCTGATGTAACTATGATTCATAGAACCAGCCAAACTTTTTTAAAAAATTTAGGAAGTATAAGAGATACTACCAATTCTACATTTTTACCTCCAGCAATTAATCCTATTAATACAAGATTTTTAGATTACTCAGTAGAAGCTGAAAGATGTAAATCTATATTTATTGATCCTGATTATAATCCTGGTGGAGATAAATCAATAGCAATTATTAAACAACCAGCTAGCTAAACAATGTACGTACCTAAATCAAATATTATAGAAACTGGATATACCTATGGGGGAGAATTTTTATTCCCTAATAGTACTAGATTCTATATTGGTGCTTACCATAAAGATAAGTTTGGTAATTACTATACAGGAGAAGAACATACGAGTTCATCTTCTAAAATAACATTATGGTTAACTCCAATATCAAACGATCCATCAGAAGGTTTACTTAATTATAAATTTAAAGAAAAATTCAAATCCGATTTATATAATAAGTCTTATACTAGTGATTTTATCTCACCTAGTGAAGATGACTTTAAAAAAGGATACTTTCTAAGATATATAGCTAAATCTAATTCAGGAACTAAATTACAGTTTGTTGAATTAAATGAAGCAAATTTTAATGATTTAGTTAATAGTAAATCTCCATTATATACTGTTAAATCTTTATTTTGGAAACTAACAGGATATAGAGATGATACATATAAAGACAATATAAGATTACTATCAGGAGTTAAAGATACTAACTTACGTTCAATCCAACAAGCTGAAAAAGATATACCTGGATTATCATTATATTTAACTGATCCTCTTCAGTTTGCTAGACTTTTATCAACAACCCAAACAATTGAAGTTAGTCGTACAGTAATTGATTTAGGAGTTATACCTGAAGAAATAGATATGACAGTTATTTCTTTACCTTCACCAAGTATTACTCCAACTATTAGTATAACACCATCAATAACACCTACAATAAGTGTTACTCCATCATTAACACCTACTATTAGTATAACGCCTACAACTTCATTAAGTGCTACACCTAGTGAAACACCTTCAATAAGTGTAACACCATCAATTACTATTAGTAATACACCAAGTATTACTCCAACTATATCTGTTACACCAACTATATCTGTTACACCAACTATAAGCGTAACACCTACAATTAGTGTTACACCAACTATATCTGTCACACCTACAATTAGTGTTACTCCAACTATAACTGTGACACCTACTATTAGTGAAACACCTAGTATAACACCTTCATCTACACCTCCATTACCACCAGCAAGTTGTTATATTTGTACTTTAACATATGTTGGTCCTGCTTGTGGAGGATCATCAGGACTTACTTGTTGTGATGGATTCTATGAAACAGGAACTATATGTAATGGTCAATCTGTTAATAATATAATTCTAGCTGACCCATACTCACTTCTTCCATATTTTGTTCCAAGCAATATACTTCCGTATTATTGTCCATCTGCATCTCCAACACCAACAATTAGTGTAACATCTACAGTAACTCCTACTATATCTGTTACACCAACAATAAGTGTAACACCTACTATTAGTATTAGTACTACTCCAAGTATAACCCCAACTATTAGTGTTACATCAACTGTTAGTACTACACCCACAATTAGTGTGACACCAAGTGTTACAACAACACCTAGTATCACCCCAACAATATCTGTTACTCCAACTGTAAGTATTACACCTACAATAAGTGTTACCCCAACTATAAGTGAAACACCAACTGTAAGTGTTACACCTACTATATCTATAACTCCTACAATAAGTGAAACACCAACTGTAAGTGTAACTCCAACAATTAGTGTTACACCTACAATTAGTGTAAGTACTACACCAAGTATAACACCTACAATTAGTATAACACCTACAATAACACCAAGTATTACTCCTTCAATAACTCCGTCTACATCTAACCCATTAGATGGTGAATATTATAATATCGCTGATACATCATATGCTGCTTGTTTCGGTTCAACTACATCAATATTAATTTATGATGCTGATCAACCATTAGAAATAGGTGAGTATCTATATCAAGTACCTGGTGGAACTGATTATTGGACTATAACTGAAATTCAAACATTAATAGGAAGTTCATCAGATTCATTCTATTTAACAGGTGCAGGTATAACATCAGGAAATTATTTAGTAGTTAGTGGAAGTCATGGTACAGGATATGCTCTTGTTATAGGAAGTGGAGTATGTGTATCTCCAACTCCTACATTAACTCCTACTATTAGTATTACTCCAACTATAAGTGTTACTCCAACAGTGACACCAACTATATCTGTTACTCCAACTATAAGCATAACACCTACAATAAGTGTAACACCAACGATATCTATAACTCCTAGTATTACTGCTACTCCTACAATTAGT